TGGTCAGGTATTGCTCGGAACCACGACTACTGGTGTAGTTACGGCGACAACTATCTCTGGAGATATAACAATCGATGGCGCTGGTGTTGCTTCAATTGCTGCCAATTCAGTCGCTCTTGGAACAGATACAACTGGTAACTATGTGTCGGGCGTTTCGCAGGGAACTGGCGTAACAGTTACACACACTCCTGGCGAAGGTTCAACTGCGACAATCGCTATAGGTCAAGACGTCGCTACAAGTGCGAGCGTATCTTTCGCTAAAGTTACAACAACTGGAGACGTAGTAGTCGGCGGAGACCTAACGGTAAATGGAACAACAACGACTCTAAACACTGAAAATCTGCTTGTAGAAGACAACATAATTGTACTTAATTCAAACGTCAGTGGTTCCCCATCGGTAAATGCTGGAATCGAGATTGAGCGTGGAGACTCAACAAATGTTGTATTGCGCTGGAATGAGTCATCGGATAGCTGGGAAATCACGGAAGACGGCTCTGTCTATAAAAACATCTCCACTGGGCAGGACGTAGAAACAACAGCTAGCGTTAGTTTTGCCGCAGTAACAGCATCAACTTTTACTGGACCCCTGGTAGGAAATGCAAGTACTGCATCCGCGCTTCAAACCGCACGGACAGTATCTCTTACTGGAGATGTGACTGGCTCTGTATCGTTTAGCGGTTCAGCAGATGTGTCGATAACTGCAACAATTGCGGCAAACTCGGTAGCCTTAGGTACGGATACAACGGGCAACTATGTTTCTGGCGTCTCTCAGGGAACTGGAATTACCGTTAGTCACACTCCAGGTGAGGGTTCAACTGCGACAATCGCTGTTGACACGGCCGTAATTCAAGCCAGAGTCACAAATGTTACCGATACGGAAATTGGATACTTGGATGGCGTAACTTCTGCAATCCAAACACAGTTAGATACTAAAGCCCCTACTGCTTCACCAACATTCACCGGAACTGTCACACTTCCTGACAATACCGTTGCTCTTGGAACTAAGACAACTGGCGATTACGTAGCTTCGCTTGTCCAAGGTACGGGCGTAACAATAAGCAACAACTCCGGCGAAGGTACAACTCCGACTATCGCAATTGGGCAAGCAGTAGGTACGAGCGCATCAGTGACATTTGCAAAAATTACAATGTCGGGTCCGGTTGATAGTTCCAATACTGTTGCCACCAAACAGTATGTAGACCAAGTTGCAGCAGGAATAGATTGGCACGAGTCTGTTGCTCTTGCCTCCGCTGCCGCTCTTCCAAACACGCCAACTTACGACAACGGCTCAAGTGGCGATGGAGCAACCCTTACTGCGGGAGCCAATGCACGTTTGAATCTTGATGGGGCAAACGCTGTCACCGGAACAAGAGTATTGGTAAAAAATCAAGTTAACGCAACACATAATGGCGTGTACGACGTGACCGAACAGGGAAGCGTTTCGGTCCCATGGGTACTAACAAGGGCTGAAGACTTTGATGGTGATACTGGCCATGAGGTATATGGTGGTGAGGCCGTATTTGTTACTGGTGGAACAGTAAACATCCGCCAAGGGTTCACTGTTACATCAACCGGAAGTGGAACAGAGGGGGCTCACGAATTCGGTACAGACAACGTAAACTTTACTCAATTTACGGGAACTGCATCATTCATAGCTGGTGATGGACTTGCTCAAGATGGAAACACAATCAGTGTTGGTACCGCATCGACTGACCGAATAACCGTAGCGTCTCACGCAATTGACCTCGCTACGGTTTCTCAGACCAACACAACTGGCTCTGATGGAACATCATTTGTTCAGTCTCATTCTGTTGATTCTTATGGAAGAGTAACTGGAACGGTAACTGCCACCGTTCAAGACGGAGGGACTTCTCAAAAGGGCATTGCTCGGTTTAACTCTGACCATTTCTCTGTTTCTAGTGGTTCTGTCTCAATCGGGCAAGCCGTTGGAACTAGTTCATCAGTAACGTTTGCGGCAGTTAACGCACCGCTGACTGGAAACGTTACTGGAAATGCCGATACGGCAACACAACTTCAAACAGCACGGACAATCAGTCTGTCTGGTGATGTTACTGGTTCGGTCTCCTTCTCTGGTTCAGCTGACGCTTCGATAACTGCAACCATTGCTGCAAACTCTGTTGCTCTAGGAACAGATACGACAGGAAACTATGTTTCTGGCGTATCTCAGGGAACTGGAGTTACTGTTTCTCATACGCCAGGTGAGGGTTCTACTGCAACAATCTCTATCGGTCAAGATGTTGCAACAAGTGCAAACCCTACATTTAGCACAATCAATATCACAAACTCCGCAAGCGTAAATGGTGGAGCAATAAGAACATCTGTTTCAGGTAGCACCGTCTCTCTGAATATGAAGAGCGCATCAGCGATATCTGATATTTTTGGCATCAGCTACACCCAAGGAGCAACAGGAACCGATTCAGCTCTTATATCCCTGAAGGACTTTGCTGGGGCTAGTGACGCTGCGGTAATTCGTCTTTCTCAATCAACATCCAGTGTTGGCGTTTCCATTGGACCAAGAGTTGTTATCAATAGCGCTTCAGCAATTGCTAACCATCCAGCTGGAAGCAGTTCAGTAGCTCTTTTCCTAAATCAAAGCAGCAGCTCTTCTGTTGGCATAAGAATTAAAGACTCAATGGGTACGATGGGTCCTGCGTTTGAGGTTGTTTCATCAGATATGAGCAGCAGTTCTGTGGCCGTCTCCATAGCAGGCGCCATTGATGGCTATCGATTCTTTGCAAACTCAGCAAGCCTGACTTCAGCAAGCATTACGAATGACTTAACTGTTGGTGGAAACCTCACCGTAAACGGAACAACAGTAACGGTTAACTCAACTACGGTAACGATAGACGACCCAATATTTACCCTTGGTGGAGATACAGCTCCAGGCTCGGACGATAACAAAGACCGTGGTATCGAATTCAGATACCACTCTGGCACGGCAGCATCTGTTGGGTTCATGGGTTATGACGATTCTGCGGGAATGTTTACGTTCCTTGTCGGCGCAACTAATTCGTCAGAGGTATTTTCTGGCACAGCAGCTTCCGTAAACGTGGGAATGCTCTATATAGGCGGAGCTCAAATTGCTGCTAGCAATCTAAGCAATGGAACTACTGGCTCTGGGTCCGTAGCGCTGTCTTCAGGCCCAACAATATCCTCTGCCAGTCTTTCTGGAAGCACTGCAGTATCGGGGAGTGTTGGGTTTGATGCTTCAGCTTCAGTCACGCTTCCTGCCAAGACTTTCTTCCCAGAGGAATATCTGACCGTCTCTTCGAGCGTTACTTTGAGCTCAACGACCCACAGGTACGCAACTCTTGAAATGACATCTGGTACTGGCACTTCGGTAATATCGGTCCCAACAGACGCTAGCGACAACTTCCCCGTCGGCACAGTCATACAGATAATTAGAGTTGGAGCAGGTGAAGTTCAGGTAACGGCAGTTACTCCAGGAACAACAACAGTGAACAATGCACTAGGAACTCGCTTGAGAGCACAGTGGTCTACTGCTACACTACGGAAAAGGGCTGCGAATACGTGGCTATTATCGGGCGACCTTAAGGTTTAAAGGAATTAAAAATGGCTGGCGGAGCAAGTACAGAAAGAGAACCGGATGCCCCAAAAGGGTCCGTTCCAAACCTTATTGGTCTTAGTTCCGCTTCAGCTCAAACCAGCGTAACAAATGCAGGTTTTATTGGTTCTGCTTCTGCAACCACTCCAATAAATGACCCAACTGGTTCTGTTGGTACTGGAAACTTAAATAAAGTTACATCACAGACCGAAACCGCAGGAGTGGTAATGCCCCTCGGTGAAGTGATTGACTACGTAGTTTCCACTCCGTATTTTCCGCCATTTTTCCCTCCGTATTTCCCGCCATACTTCCCGCCATTTTTCCCTCCGTACTTCCCTCCATACTTTCCACCATTCTTCCCTCCATACTTCCCTCCATACTTCCCCCCGTATTTTCCTCCATACTTCCCCCCATACTTCCCTCCGTATTTCCCACCATTCTTCCCACCATCATTTAAGTGAGCCAACTATGAGTAAATTGATTAGTCTTAAATTTGGCGAGATAAAAGAAAATCCATGCACTGTTGAGTTCTATGAAAAACATGGATTTGCCTTAATCGAGAATGCCGTTGAGGAAGATTATCTAAATGCTTATGAATCTCGCTGGTTGGCTGAGAATGGAGCTAATAAAGACTTTTCTGGCTGGGGACACGATAAAGCATATATGGATATCGATGAAATAAAAGACGTTTTATGTAGCCATAAAATAAATAATTTTTTTATGTCAGTAGACATTGGCGTGGCTCTTCATGTTTCAAAAACTGATTGGGCTCCAAGATTTATAACTTGGCATATCGATGCGGCTCACTCCCATGAAATTGGTCCTAAAAACTATGTTGGGGCTTACGTTTCTCTTGGTACAACAGATATAAATAGTGGCCCAATCCAGATAATTAGCGGCTCTCATAAGTGGGAAATGGACTACAAAAAAGCATTTTCATCACCGTATGGAATGTTTAGCAACGAGGAGCTTGAGGCAAAAAGAATAGAGATGGATTCTGATGTAGTTACAATACTTCCGGAAAGAGGGGATGCCTTTGTTTGGCACGGGAGGGCAGTTCATAAGGGGACGGAAGCGGTAAATCCGGAAATTGCAAGAAAAGGTATTGTTGCGCATTACTGCAATAGACTTGTTTCTGAAGATTTTGTAACCAATGCCGGAGGACATGTCCCTGGACGGGAAATGGTCAAACAGTTCATACACAATGACTCTGGGGATGACGACCATTTCTTTAGCAAATGGAGAACTGGCGGTTACTATTACCCAGACTGCACGATAACTCGTACTTGGCTACAGTTTGCTCATCCCGAATTAGGTGACGAAGTGAAGAGCATTTCATGGGAAGAGCTTGAAAAAAGAATAGATGTTAGCAAGCGAGGGGACTTGGGCTTTTTGCAGCCGGACTATCATCCTGATTACCATATTAATTCTTGAAATAATCATTACATACGTGTAGCATTTCATCAATGAAATTAAACGCAGAGATTAGTGAATGCGAACCGTGGCCAGTTTTACCTGGCGCTTTTGGTTGCTCTGCTGAGAATATAGTTGTTTTTGACAATTTCATAGAACATGAAGACTTACGCTTAGTTCAGGAATTTTGTCCACTAATAGATGAATGGAACAACGAGCAGGCAAGCATCTACGCCGAAGATGGCACATGTCTTTATAATGCAGACTACTGGAACGATAGACAATGCAGCGACGACATACTCAAGCGGATTAATCCGAAAGTGCACGCAGTTGTTGATAAATATATATTAAAAATGCAAAAACAAGTAGAGAGTAAGTTTAACTGCATTGTTCTTCCTAGGCCACCAGTAATCATGAGGTGGAGACCAGGAATAGAGCAGAGACCACATGCTGATAAGCAGCTTAATGATGGCCGCCCTAACGCCTTTCCAACTTATGATTTATCTTCGTTATTTTATTACAATGACGACTTTGAGGGTGGGGAAATCTATTTTCCGCAACATGATATTGAAATCAAACCAAAGGCGGGAATGGCTGTGATGTTCGTTGGAGATGTCAATTATCTACATGGGGTCCGGATGGTTACGTCTGGATTTAGATTTACAACACCTTCGTTTTATACGGTTAAGGAATTCAAGGAGTCATAATGAAGTGCAGCCCAGAGTCAAGCATAAGAATTTTTGAGAATTTTGTAGAAAAAGAAGATTTAAAAATTTTAGATAATTTATGCAGAAAAGCAAAAGAAGGCGACGATAAGTGGTGGGCTGAGAAATGCCCATCACCAGAGTACGTTGAGCATGCTTCTGGGGCATACAGGGAATTGTGTAAAGAATATGAATATTCACTAGACAATGTACACCCACTTGTTATTAAGTATATAAAAAAACTGGAAGCTCTAGCGTCTTACGAGCTAGGTCGAAAGCTTGTGCCTATGTTTTATTTCAATAGGCATGAGACCCTTGAGGGTGGATGGTGTCCAGGGCATACGGATTCCGAAGGAATGGGTAAAGGGGGCGTTGACTATGTTGTCGACTACTCACCAAACCATTGTTACGAGCCAAGCCTTATAGACATATCTGCAAACATATATATTAACGACGACTATGAGGGCGGGGAGTTGTGTTTTCCGGAGTATGACATTCAGATTAAACACACACCGGGCCAACTCGTTTGGTTTCCTGGTGGTCATGAATTTATTCATAGCGTTAACCACATAACTAAAGGCACTAGGTGGAACTTAATAACTCACCTAACGAGACCCAAGCTAATAGTTATGCACAGTATGGTTCATAACCTATACAACGCATTGACCCCAGAACAAAAATTACTTTTCCCAAGTAGTTGGGATGATGGGATTTGGCATCCAGGTAGCGGTGGTGCTGAAAATAACGTAGATGGAAGATATGGAGATGGGTACGGTGGGTAAGGAATTTCGCTTACATAGAACACCATACAAAGCGGCATCTGCCAAAAATATTGTTCAGCTTGACTATTTTATAAAAGAAGAACATAGGTTGGAAATTCTTGAGTATTGCAAAAAATCAGAATTTTTTAATAACAATACAAAAATATTAAACAAAAGTCTAGAAGATTATGAAAACAGTGATAAGTCTATACCGTTTCACAGGGGTTTATACAGGAACATACTGAGGGTGGGGAGCGACACTACTCCAGAAGTATTCGATTTAATATCCGGATATCAAAAGCGAGCCATGGAAGTTATCCAGTATAAATTTGGCTTTCCAATAATCCCCATGGACGGAAGTCTCGACCTAAGAAAATGGCATCCAGGTGAACTTCAGGAGCCGCATGCTGACTCTGAAGGTATTGATGATGGCACGGACGACTACTCCGTTGACCCATTTATGGTCGATAATTTTTCCTCTCTCTTCATTGATGTCGGGTGCGTAATGTACTTGAATGACGACTACGTCGGTGGCGGCATACATTTTCCAGCTTACGACATTGAGATACATCCAAAAGCTGGAGACTTGCTTTTCTTCCCTGGAAGCAACTTGTATATGCATGGTGTTAGGGAAATTATTAAAGGAAATAGATTTACTATAACTACTTTTTATAGTACTCCAAAATTAATGTTTTTAAAAAAATATATTCAAGAACATGTAGACATTTACCCCAGTTAAATCTGCTTGACTAAATCGTTATTGTGCCTATATACTTTTGCAAAATCACAGTTCGGAGAGATGTATGGATATTCAGTACGTAGGCGATTCACGTTTAGGAATTCTTTTGTACAAAGGCATTCTTCCAAAGGAGCTAAACCTCGTAGAGCGGCTCGAGGCAACGATTGGTAAAGATGGCGCTACTCCTCCATTTGCATGGGCTGAAGCTATGGTTGGCGACCAGATTAAAATGCCAGATTATCGTGATTGTGTTGATTGCAAAATAAGCCCTAGGCACCTAGAAAATGTTTCGCCAGAGTTTTCTGAGATGAAGAAAATCTACGAAGATACAGAAACACGACTCCGTGAGTGCTTGAATGATTACGAAGCAAGATTCAATATAAAAATGGATTTTATGGAGGCAATAAATTACGTGCGGTACGGAGAAGGGCAGCATTTCAGCGTCCACTCAGACCACGGGTTTTCTTATAGTTGCACCCTTTCGTCGATTATGTACCTAAACGACGACTACGAAGGCGGTGAGCTTTGGTTCCCGCATTTTTCTTTTAAATTCCGTCCAGAATGTGGTGACGTTCTTTTATTCCCGTCTTCATTCATACATGCCCATGCTTCACTGAAGGTGACCAGCGGCGTCAAGTACTCTGCCGTAACCATGTTCGACTGGAACGATAGAAACCATAAAACTGGCGGATATGGGTTGAACTCAGACGGTTCACAAGTGACCAGCGCAGATGGCATAGGAACTCGGCTAAACCCAGCAACCTTAACCCAGTATCAAGCCTGAAATTAAATGATGGAAATAAAGCTACTAAAAACGCATCCATCTCCTCCGACAGTGGCTCAGTCGGCAGTGAGGAGAGACTGGATGGATTCAACTTACGCTAAGCACGCTTATCAGTGCTACCCGTTGACCATGGCTAACGTAATGGGCTGGGAAGTGAGGCTAGAGAACGATGTGGTTGCAGTGTGGGATGGCGGAAACTCGGTTCCACGAATAGTCTCTGGAGAAAAGAGCGTTGACGGAAGGCAAGTTTGCTCTGCAAGCATTATTGGTCAACTCTCATTCCATATTGGGTATGTATTTAAAACCGAAGAGCCATACGGGACAATGGTTTCCGGTAGCCCAAATTTTGATTACAACGGAGCTATTCCGTTAACTGCTTATATTCCTTCAAATTGGTGGCCAGATGAAGTATTTATGAACTGGCGAATAGAGGAAATTGGGAAAGAAGTAGTCTTTAAAAAAGACAGTCCATTTATGTTTTTTACAATACTTGACACTTCAGTCGTGACGGAAGCTTCTATGTCATTCGGTGATTACTGGGGAGAGATTAGTCAAGAACAGATAGATTCCAGAACAAAATACGGAGAAATGAAGTCCAAGCTTCAGTCCGATAACCCCTGGAAGAGCTGGGCCAAGGGTATAAAAAGCGGTGTTGACGCTGACGGACGAATTCTTCACGAACCATTTGTTGGACTTCCGAGGATAAATGTCCCTGAGCAGCTTTAGGGCTTATTCTATTCGACATATGAGGTATAATTTATTTTATGAGAGCACTTAGCGACGTAGAGATAGACCTTGCGAAAGCAAGAGCAGCAAAGCACCTGGCAAAATCAATTTTAAGCCTTTGTGCCGCTCTTGGACTGAACGCAGATACCGTGACATCGTCTACTGTCCCGCTGCTAGAAGAAGACCATTATCTTTATTATGCACATATTTCATTGATTGCACAATTGTCTGCATTAGAAAAGATTTCTTAAATGTTGCCAAAATTGAGCCATACTGACTATACATATGGAGATAACCCAACAGATATTGAATCTTTACAAGATGAGATACCAAGATTTGATTCTTCACAAAATAAATGGGTAGTTGGGAACATTGGGAAATCGTATGAGTGTATTACAATGCGTAATCTTGAATACCCTAATGATTTTGGAAACTAAAAATGTCGTCAGAAACGTACGCAAATAGCAATTTATTCAACTCTGAATCTCTTTTTATTGAAGCACAAAAAGACATACTTACTTTAATTTTTATATTGGGCCTAGATTACTCGCAGCTTGAAACAGTGACAATTGACGAACTGGTCGATAAAATAAAAAATTCATACGATTACAGAAATGCTGACATAATTCTTAGTTCTGCCGGAATAGAAACAAATCTACAGCATGGCACAACAAAGTTTTTAAGAATTGAATGCAACTCATTGACACGAAGAGTGCGTAGGTCTTGGTTTAATAAAGAATTTGCCAAGGAGGTATTTGAAAATGAGTGACAATAGCCCACTAAATTCGGCGCTTGTTGCCAGGTCGTTCTCCAAGGGGGTTTCTTTTGATGACTACACAGACACAAAATACCCATGTCAAAATATAGTAGAAATATCAAATTACGTACTATCTCTGCGTAGCGACAAGAGAGCAGTTTCGACAGGGATTGATGCTACAAACTACTCGCCGTTTCAGACACTCAGAACTTCAAATTCAGTACAGATATTTGCTAGGTCAGTTGGTTTAGTTGTTGAGCTTGCGGTCGAATTGGCTAAACCAAGTTCTGTTTTAATTAATCAAAGCATCTTAAATACACACTTGGTTCTGATGCTTCACAGGCATATGAATAGTGAAATAAATGTAATAAATGGTCCATATCTTCATCTTTATGAAAAGTTCTGTAAAGATGATGCAGGATTGTCATCAGTACCATATTCGTGTTTTGATAAATACCAAATAATGGACGGCATCGAGAAGACCTTTGACATGATTATTGCCTATGCCGACGACCTAGAGGGTGACACCGATTACGTGTCGGCGCTAATGGACTCCGTTACGGTGGGTGGGGTAATGCTCATTTCGAACTCGGCAAATCAAGGGATGGTCTATTCAAGCAGTGACTTTGACGCAACTCCACAAGCGGAATTGCACGATTTCATAAACGCCGATGCCAGGTTTACCTCGTACCACATACCACTTTTTTTAGGTTTTTCCTTTATTAAAAGAATAAATTAACTTTTGTATTGTAAAATATACTCAGTTCTAAGCAAAAAACGGAGATAAGTAATGAAATTTAGCAGTGCCATATCAAATAGTGACCTATTGAATGCATGCTTGGAGTCCCTCGCATCAGCCGAGAAGAGGCTAATTACTGCCATTTTTGCGGTGGGCAGAGACCCAGAAACTTTTGAATTTAGCGACATTGAAGAAATCGAAGCAGAAGATGTTCCCGAGTGGAACAATAGAAGACCCCACGATGTTGAAGTGCTTAAATTTTTAAAATCTACAATAGAAGCGCTGAATGAAAAAATAGAAAAATTAAGTTAATCAAATTTGACTAATTTTATGGCAGACATGTAGGTGGTTTGATAACCTCTCAATATGTTAGTGAAAGACAACTACCTATCAAGCCACATGTGTTCTTTGGTGTCTGAAGATAAGTTATTTTTCCCGGAGTCAATGGGCGAATCGGAAAGAATAGCAACCGAGATAAACTCTTACCATGTTGAGCAATCAAGCTGTTTTGCTCCATACATGTTTTGGAATGGTTGGAATAATTCACCAGCCAACACCATAAAAAAACAAGTAATAAAAAAAATATGGGAAAATAACCTTCCGTTCCCCGTTGGTGAAGTGTGTGGATTTGAATATTGGACCCGAACGTTCAATAAAGGCCAGTACCTGGCTCCGCACGTAGATGAGGATACTTTCCTTTACGCTGATAAAAAGATTTTGAATGGACCGGCAATTGGCAGTATTTATTACGGGCCAGACACTGATGCTAGTAGTGGTGGTTTTTTAGAAATATATCCAAAAGTTTTGAATGATGGTAGCTACATGGCTCTTGAGCATGAAAATGTTGCCCCATTACTGGTCGAGGCGGAGCAAAGAGAAAGAATTGCATGCAAGCCGAACAGGCTAGTAATTTTTGATGCAGGGCACATGCTGCACGGTACCGTCCCTGCGACAAACGGAGTACGCCACGTAATGGTTGTAAATGTTTGGCATAT